TAGAACGATACAGCTTTTAGATACAGCATCAACTCAACCTATTACTAATGGCTCTACTGGTTATTTTGGATTTACAAATAGTGGGGAAAGTTACGGAACTCCATTGCCTGTACCTGACTGGCGACCTGCTGTTTTTGTTAAGAATACATTAGATAAGTTATTTGGTAGTGTTGGGTATAAGATAAGTTCTTCTTTTATGGAAACAGCTGAGTTTAAAAAGAATGTTTGGTTGCTACCTAATTTTAAGTATAATAATCCTGATGATAGATTTTCTTTATATGCAGCACAAGTTATATTTTCAGCAGCATCTCTATCTACAAAAACAATTACTGATAGTAGTATAAGTAATCAGCCTACTTGGATAACAAGTCCGTTAAGTTTAGGGGTTTTAGATACTGATTTCGCTTACTCTAATACAACAGCAAGTACAAGTATATCTTATTCTAGCAATAATTTTATTATAGCTGAGTATGGTTATTACAATTTAACAGCAAGCAATTGGAATGCTCAAGTTCATAATGTTACAGAAAATGGTAGTTCTAGTTTTGCTTTTAATGAAACTCTTGCTATTAATACATTCAGACTAGCAATACAAGTTCAGACAGTAGGTCAATCAAGTTGGAACAATTTAGTTATTAAAGATTTAGACAATGAAGTGGTAGGGGCTAGTGCAGGTGATTTTGCTTTTTGGCTAGGAAGGACAAATACAGGAGTATCGATAGATAATGATAGCATTAAATCTTGGGATAATTTGACTGGAGATGGGATATGGTTAAATAAAAATGATAAATTAAGAGTAGTTATTTCTGCTAAATGGGAAGGTTTGTATGGAGGTGTAGGTGGTGATTGGAGTGTTGATATAACACCAAAAACAGCAAGTGCAAAACTAAATATAGAATTAGACCCTAGTAATGTTGAATACGGACAAACTTACAACTTAACTGATGTAATGAATCCTGATTATAAGCAAATAGATTTTATTAAAGGTATTGCACACGCATATAATCTTCAGATGACTACTGATGAAAGTACCAAAACAGTCTATATAGAACCTTTTGACAGCTTCTATAAACCATACAAAGATGCTATAGATTGGACAAGTAAGTTAAGTAGAGCAGATGAAACAACTGACAAGTGGATAGAGAATGATTTAAAAAGAAGTTTAGTTTTTAAGTACAAGAGTGATAGTGCTGATGCTAAAGTAAAGTTTAGAGGAGAAACATACTTTGATGATGTAGAAGATGAATATCCATACAGAGAAACACTACCTGATACTTTTGAGAAGGGAGATAGTACATTTGAAAATCCATTCTTTGCTGGTACTTATAACGCTAAAGATACAAATACTACTAGTATTCCAAATGTTGATACTGCATATTCTGCTTGTTTGTGGACAGGAAATCACTCTCCTAATGATTCAGGAAGAACTAATAAAGGTTTTGATTTTCTACCAAGATTATTGTATTGGAATAAATACTCTCCTGCAACAAGTCAATATAACGACAAGAGAGCAGTTGTACAAACTTGGTCTTTTGCAACAAATTTCATAACTGCAAACGCATCTGTGCCTAATGTTCTTTCAGGTATATATCCACAAGCAACAATGATTAATAGAGATAGTACAACAAGTCCAATCTTATCTTATGGAAATGTTTTCGTAAGAGATTATGATGATGCTACAGGTGTTTATACTGCTTATCAAGCAGGTAAAGGATTGTATGATACATACTATAGGAATATGGTAGAGATGTTAAAGAGAAGTCCAAGACTAAGAACAGTATCTCTTGATTTAAAAGTTACTGATATTATCAACCTAGACTTTAGAAAATTAGTCTACATAGATGGGGTTTATTGGAGAATTAATAGAGTAGTAGATTATATGCCTAATAATAATAGTACTACTAAAGTAGAATTGATAGAATGGTTTCAGATAGGAGTTTTTGCTGCAACTGCACCTTCCTTTGGTAGTAGTGGAAATAATAGTAACTGGGGTGTTGGAGGCTCTTACACTGTTAGTTCATCTGCTGAAGCAGAACCACCTTCATCTTTTTAATATAAATAAATAGAAATGTTAAATAACCAACAAATAACAAACGGAGGAATACCTCAGCAGAGTGGATTAGATATATTCTCTAGTATAATAAACTATACAGGAGAGTTTCTAGGTTTAGGACAACCACTACTGACAAGTAATATAGATGAAGCTGTAGACTATGCAACTACTGATGCTAATCCACAATTAGATGCTGTTACTAGTAGCTACCCATCAACAAAAAATATATGGTATAAATATCATACTACAGGTGGTGGAGAAAGTGCATACACTAATATACAAGCACCTACTATAAATGGTGAGTTTGCTCACTTTAAAGGACATAAGTCTAGTGGTAAGCCTAGTTTCTGTGGTATTTATCAGCAATTATCAGGATTAACTGTAGGTAAAACTTATGAGATAGATATAACAAATCCTTATCAGTTGATTGAAGGTACTATAACTGTAAAGACTTATAGAAAAGAAGGTGATACTGTTTTTGAGTCCTCATCAAATTCATTTACTATGCCTTACATTAATGGTAATATGTGTACGCATTTCACAGCAACTACTGAAAATGATGTTATATTAATTGACTACACTACTGAATCAACAAGTGCAGTTATACAACATATTTATGCAATGAGAATATCAGAGTTGCAAGAGTATTTAGTACCGATATATGCTCAAGATATTTTTGGTAATGACCACAAGGTACTTAGGTTAAATGCAGGTAATACAATATCAGAAGATTAATTATGGCTAAGATGACTTGGACAAATACAAATGATGCTTTTAGTTCTGTTGGTGGGATTATGGTTAGAAGTTTAAGAGAAGAACTTAAATTTCAAAAACATAGAGCAACAGGTGCTTTAAGCAGAGGTTTGAAGAAAAGCAAGATGTTTAACATTAAGAATGGAAAGGCTGTTAATATAAATTCTAGTGTTGCTTATTGGAAAACAGTTAGCAATCCTAAGAACTTTAAAGGGGTTTCTCTTACTAATATATTAAAGTGGGTTAGAATAAAAGGATTTGCTAAAGGTAATGAGGTTAATGCTGCAAATAGGATATACTATAGGATGATGGGAGAACCATTCGGTAATGCTTATGGTAAACCTTATATCTTATGGACAGATGGTAATAGTTTAAGGAGAATGAATTTTGAGAAATGGGCTGTTAAGCAAAGCAAGGATAAGATAGTAGCACAGATAGAGAAGGGAGTAGTTAAAGATGTTGTTAAGCTAATCAAAACAACAATTAAAGAGAATGTTGGAACTAATAATGTTAGATTTATAAAATAATATGGCAACGAATACAGAGAAAATAGTAGTTCAGATACAGGTAAAAGGACAAAGAGACTTAGATAAATTAGGAGCAAACACAGATAAAGCTACTAAAAAGGTTGGTGGATTGAACAAGAGTTTTGTAAAGATGGCTGGAGGTATTGCTGCTGCTACTATTGCTTTTAGAATAGCAGCTAAAGTAGTAGGAGATGCTATTAAAACATTTAGTAATTTTGAGTTTGAATTAGCTAAAGTTAAGGCAGTTACAGGTGCTACTGGTAGAGAGTTTGCAAAACTAAGTAATTCTGCCAGAGAATTAGGTAGAACTACTTTCTTTACTGCCACTAATGTTGCTTCATTACAAGCTGCTTATGGTAAATTAGGATTCACTACACAGGAGATATTAGATGCACAGGCAGCTACAATACAACTAGCAACAGCAACAGGAGGAGATTTAGGTAGAGCAGCAATAATTGCAGGTTCTGCTGTTAGAGGTTTTGGATTGGATGCTAGTGAAACTCAAAGAGTAGTAGATGTTATGGCTGTCGCATTTACAAGTTCTGCTTTAGATATTGAAAAATGGCAAACTTCTATGACTAAGGTTGCACCTATTGCAAAGTCAGCAGGATTCTCTATAGAAGATACTGCAGCAATAATGGCTAAACTATCTGATTCAGGTATTGAAGCATCTATAGCAGGTACATCTTTAAGGAATATATTACTTAAAATGCAAGACCCAACATCTGATTTGACAAAATCTTTTGGAAAAACAATTCATTCATTTGATGAATTAGTCCCTGCAATGAAAAAGTTTACCGAGGAGGGGGGTAGTATGGCTGATATTATGGAAGTGGTTGATTTAAGACAAGCAGCAGCATTTGAACAGATGCTTACAAGTGCTGAGTCTGCTGAAGTTTTAAGAGATGCTCTTAAAAATGCAAATGGAGAGGCTCAGAAGATGGCTGATATAATGGCTGATACTTTGCAGGGTGATATGAAGGAAGTTGCATCTGCTTGGGAGGGTTTTCAAATATCTGTATTTACAGGTAGTGGAAAGATTACTAAAGCAATAAGAAGTGTTTTAGATGTTACTACTGAGTTATTAAACAAACTAACTGACTACAATAAGACAAACAAAGAACTTGGACTTGATAAAGTTGCTGAACAGATGTCAATAGTTAATGCATCTATGGTAGACCAACTAGAATTACAAGCTAGTCTAAGTGAAGAAGAAAAAAAGATAAATAACAAAGAAAAATCTGAATTGATTCAACAAAGAATTGATTTTATAGACAAAGAGATAACAAAAAATAGCATACTTAGGAAGCATAAAAAGATGATGAATAAGTCTATAGATGATGAAATAAAACAATCTGCAGTTCTTTCTTCAGCAAGATTTGAATTAATTCAATTAAAAAATGAAGAATTAGAGTTAGAGAAAAAAACTACTGAAGAAAAGAAAAAGAAAGTAAAAGTTACACAAGAAGAAAGAGAAACATTAGGCACTTTAAAAGAAAAATTAAAAGAGTTAAAAGCAGAAAGAGATTTAATAGCAATCACTAATACTAAAGCGTTAGCTAATAATCAGAAATCAATAGACAGTACGAATGATTTAATTAAATCTATAAATGGAGAAACTGAAGCAGTAGAGAAAAAAACAAAAGCAAAACAACAGAGTTTAGATTTAGAGAGAGAGATGGTTCAACTTTTAATGACTGATGGAGCAAAATCTACAGAGGATGCAGCAAGGATTCAAGAATACCTCAATGGATTGAGAGAAAAAGAGATTGAATTGCAACTTAAATCTTTGAACGAGTTTGTAATGGATATTGATTTAAGAAAAAAATTATTACTTGAACTTGAAGCATTAAAGGCAGGTACAGATGAAGATGACCAAAAAAGAAAAGATGATTCTTTTAAAGCAGATGTAAAGAGAGCAATAATGTCTGGTCAAACAGCAGAAGAAGCAATGAAAACTGTTGTTAGGGCGCAGATAATGGAAGCAGTTTCAGGTTTCATAGCATCTATATTTAAAAGCGTACCATTCCCTTTAAATTTAATACTAGCTGCAGGTGCTTCAGCAGCAGTAGGAGGTTTAATTGACAAACAATTAGATAAATTCGGAAGTGGTGGGGTTATAGAAACTTTTGCTAACGGAGGTATGGTTAATGGTAAATCACACGCACAAGGTGGAGAGAAGTTTGCAGTAGGTGGTAGAGTAGTTGAATTAGAGGGTGGTGAGGCTGTTATAAACAAAAGAAGTACATCAATGTTCTCTAGCCAATTATCTGCAATGAACGCAGCAGGAGGAGGTGTTAAGTTTGCTGATGGAGGATTACTTAATCAACCTTCATTCTCACAACAACAATTCAATGCTTTAGGACAGAATCAAATGATGGGTGCAATGGGTAACTCAGGTAAAGTAACTGTAGTTGAAGCAGATATTACTAGCAGTCAGAATACTGTAAGTGTGATACAATCTCAAGCAACAATTTAATAATTAAAAAAGTAAACAAATGTTTGTTGATAAGAAAACAAAATTAGAAAGACTAGATGTATGTAAAAGTTGTAGTTTCTACCGAAACTTCTTACTGTTAAAGAAGCCACAAATAAGTAGAGGCTCAAGATGTGCTAAATGCAAATGCTTCCTAGATGCAAAGACATCATTAACAAAAGAGTTTTTTGGTAAGTGTCCAGAAAATAAATGGTAAAAATCTACATATGAATTTCAAAGAAATCGCTGCTAACTACAGCAAGAACAAAAGAGGTATGATGACTGATGCAGTTATTAAGAACAAAAATCATCAAAGAAACTTCCCAACCTATCAAGCAACTTCATTGAACTTAATGTTTGCTGAATGGCATTTATTATTTCCTGCTAACAAGCAAAGTATTAATTGCACTTCTTGTAGAGGAGCAGTTTGTAAGTTTTGGGAAACTATGGTAGATGAGTGGATTGAAATAGAGCAAACACCTAAAAAGAAAAATGTCCCTAAAAAAAATAAGACAAAATAAAGCAGATGTAGTCTTTGACTTCATTGAAATTGCTGGTAGTGAGTTAGAGAAGAGGTTTGGGGAAAGCCCAACTAGTAGGGATATTATAAGACATCTTGCAGAGAGAGGATTAATTGAACCTAAGAGAATTAGGAACTATATGATTATTGCTGACTTTGATAGGATGCTAGTAGGTAATGAAGGGAGTAGAACTAACACTTGGATGGACTTATCTATTAAGTATGACATAAGTGAGAGTATGGCTCAGAACATAGTCTATAAAGAAAGAAAGAAGGCTACACCATCAAGTAACATCACATACTAAAAGTTTTGTAGGTAAATTGGGTAAGATTAAAAACACTTGCTTGTATTTTTGCTGCTATGAACGAAAAATGGTATAACATTCAAAATAAGGCAGGTGAAACTGCTGATATATATATCTTTGATGAAATAGGTACTTATGGAGTAACTGCACAAGACTTTATATCAGAAATCAAAGGACTAAAAGATATGCCAATCAACTTACGCATTAATTCGCTTGGAGGAGATGTGTTTGATGGAATGGCTATGTATAATGTAATCAAAAGAAGAGAAGCTAAGACTACAGTCTATATAGAAGGTATAGCAGCAAGTATCGCTACTATCATTGCTTTAGGTGCAGATGAGGTGATAATGGCAGAGAACTCTTTATTTATGATTCATAACGCTTGGGGAGGAACTTCAGGAGAGGCTAAGGATATGCGTAAGACTGCAGAAACTCTTGATAAGATTACAAGTGAATTAACAGACATTTATGTAAAGAAGACAGGATTATCGTATGATACTCTTGCTGAGATGATGGATGAGGAGAGTTGGTTAAATGCTGATGAAGCTTTTGCTTTAGGATTCATTGATACTATCTCTGACTCTATTAAAGTGGCTGCTAAGTATGATGTTTCTAAGTTTAAGAACATCACGCAGGAAGAAATTAAGAATAAATTAAGTATTAATATAAATAACAAAAAAATGACTAACGAGTTAAAAGATTGGTTCAATAGTAAGGTTGAGGAAATTGTTACTGCTGTAAAAGGTGAGGTAAAAGTTTCTGCAGATGTTGCTGAACAAACTGCGATAACTGTGAACTTAGGAGATAACGAAGAAATTACAAATAAGATTTCTGAATTTGAAGCTAAGAACATTGAATTATCAAACAAAATATCTTTACTAGAAGAAGATTTGGTTTCTGCAAAAGGAAACAATGAAACTTTAACAGTAGAGGTTGAAGGTTTGAACGCAAAAATCAACAAGGCAGATGCTAAAGGTACAGAATTAGAAACTTCAAGCGACCCTGCAATAGTTGAAAACAAAGTAGTAGATGGCAATTCAGCATTTTACGCTGCAATGGCATCAAGAATAAGAAGTAAATTTAATAATTAAAAAATAAAATAAAATGGCAAATGTAGCAAATGAGGCAATCAACGCAACTTATGGTGGCGCTCAACTAAACGAAATCTTCTACGAACCAGTATTTAGAAGTGATGATATAATGCGTAACTACAGGGTAATACCTAATGTTAAGCACGTAATGAATGTATATACAGCAGCAGCTTTAACGAAAATCGTAGAGTCTTACACAACTTGTTCATCGGCAAGTGGTACTAAAGAATTTGATATTTCTGATAAAGTAATTACTGCAGGTAGATGTAGAGTTGCTTTAGAGCAATGTACTGATGAGTTTTTCGGAACTTTCATTGAGGAGTCTTATAGAAGTGGAGCAGATGTAATGAATATTGAAGGTACTCAGTTAGCTTCTGCAATCGTAAACAGAGCAGTAAAAGGTATCGCTTCAGATGTAGTAAGATTAGCTTGGGGTGGTGATGTAGATGGAGCAGTACCAGGATATGCAGTATTTAATGGTTGGATGGAATTAATGAAAACAGAAACTGTTTTAAATACAGCAGCAGCAGACCCAGCAAATCCAACAGCAGCAAATGCATTAGCTTTAATAATGCAAGTTTATGATGGCGCACCTGCAGCTTTACAGCAAGTAGCACCAGCAGATAAGAAAATGTTTGTAACTCCTAAGTTATATAACGCTTACTTACAAAATCTTGAAGGTAACGGAGCAGATTTAGCAATCGTTAATAGAGTAGATGCTGCACCTAGAGTTTCTTTTAGAGGTGTTGAATTAGTAGCAATGTATGAGTGGGATACTATCTTAACTGATACTAACCCAGATTTATTCAACAATGTAACTGACCTTACACAAGGTGTATGTTATACTGCAGTTGAAAACTTAATCATTGGTTCTGATGTAACTGACCCAGAAGGTTCTTTCAAAGTATTTTATGATGATTTAGAAGAGAAAATGTTTTTTAGAGGTTACTTCAAGTTAGGTGTACAGTACTTGTACTCTTCTCTTGTTCAGTGGGGACTTGTAATAACAGCAGTATAATAATAATGTAATAATAGAGGAGAGGGTGTAAAAATCTTCTCCTCTTAATTACTTTTTAATTAATTATAAAATAAAATAAAATGGCAATAGATACAGGATTAGCGATTGGTTGTACTGATTTACAAGCGACTGGTGGTATATCACAAATATTATTAAGAGAATGGACAACAACTGATTTAGTAACTTATGACACATCAACACCGTCAGTTCACAGTATATTAAGCATACTTGATGCTTCACCTGCAACAACAGCAGATTGGTTTGTGTATGAGTTTAAAAATGAAACTCCAGCATTAACAATAGCAGCAACTAAAGAGAATGGTTCAACTGCATTTGAGTGTGGTTTATCTTTCTTCTTACCAAAAACAGATGTAACTAAATACACTGCACTACAAGGTATGTTAAATTCTTGTATGATGGGTATAGCAATAGATACTAATGGAAACAAATGGGTTCTAGGTGTTTCTGAGAAGTATGCAAATGAAGATGTAGCAGGTAGAAGTCAAACTTACTTAAATTTAAGTGGATTTGAAGGAGGTACTGGTGCTGCTTATTCTGATGAGAATGGAATTACTGTTACTTTAATGGCAAGACAATTTGAGTTACCTAGAGAGTATGCAGGTACAATATTAGTTGATACAGCAGCATTAACAGCAACAACAGCAGCATAATAATTAAAGATATATTTTTAGGTTGGACTTGTTTCGTAAAAAGTTTATAACCTTTTCCTATTAATATCTTTCTAATAATATGTGTGATTGTGGTCAAAAAGTTGTAAATTACACACACTT